ACCTAAATCAAGTCGCAATGACTGAAAGTTTCCTAGATTAAGTGTGTAGCCCAAAGTAACTGATACTTTTGTTTCTTCCATCTTATACCCCTTTGTTAAATAGACTCATTCCAAATTGGAACAAATCGGCCATCTTCTGTCTTCGTATATGTAAGTATACCATCGCCCATTCTTCGTGTCAACTCTTGCTTTGTGGGCGTAATATCGTTTGTTATTAAATTATCTTTTCTTGGTCTACCAATATGGTGTGTAGCAAGTATATCACGAATCTCTCTAACTTGCGATTCAGAGTAATATGATCGTACCTGAAAACCCCTAGCCCCGCCCTTTTGTGATCCAGTAGGAAATGGAATTACTCCACGCTTCATTAGGTCTGGCATATATTTTTTATGACGATTAACTAGTTCTGCTGTTTGACCAACAGTGTAGGCTCGTTCTCTTTTAGTTTTAAAATCACTAATTAAACAACTTTCAATCTGATCTTTTGTAATGTTATAAACAGACATTATTCCATTAGATTTATTGAAGTGATGAATCCTAACCAGGTCCCCATTTAAAAACCAAACTTTTTTGTTGCCAGGGATTACAGGCTTGAGATTGTAGCCTTCGCTTTCAGTTGTTCCTTTTTTAGTAGCCATCTTCCCTCTTCTGAATCCTCTGGTGGATGAAAAAACTTTCTTGATCCACAGTATAAACAATATGTTTCAATATGACCAACGGCAGTGTATTGCCGATCTACAAACATATTCTTGTGACACTTAGTACACTTTAACATCAGTTAGGTATTCCGATAGCGATAATGTTAACAGCAACTGATAGATCACCAGTTGAGTTAAACCGAACAATTCCTTCTACCTTAGATGTTGTAATTGTTTTTAAAACAACCGAAACATTTTTACCAGCATCTGTTCCACCAGTGTTAATTGGTGTTGCTGTTACTACTGGAGCATACTTAAAGTCTACTGCAAAATCATATGAGAACGCTACTTCGTTTCCTGCGCTCTTTGTAGCACTTGATACTACATCTACATACCCTCCGATTATACGTGCCTCAGAAGCCTTTACGCTTTGTTTTCCGACACCTGCAGTGTCTACCGTAACATACTTATAGGTCGCTGGAGATACCTGTGTGGAGAGTTCATTGATTGCATTTGCTAGTTGATAAACGTAGGACACATCAAGCGGTTGTCCTCGTTCTGGAAGCGGTATCTTTGCCATTATTCTATTATACCACTAGAGATCTGTTAAAACCGTCTGAAAAAGTGTAGAGGCCGTAAATCTACCTTTAGGAAATGTGGGTATTTGTGCTGCAAATGTTACCTGTGTTGCTGAATCTTTAATTAAACAACTATAAGTATTAGTAGATGACTGACCAATATATTCCCATGATCCAGAGTCCCACATCACATAAATATCATATGCTGAGATATCTTGAACTTGATCCCACACTAGTCTAACAACATTGGCAACAGAGTCTACAGAAATAGAATGATTAATTGTTGTAATTGCTGGAGCACCAACCTTATACTGTGGAGACCAGTGAGACGTTCTATTTCTATCTTCTGAAACAATTCTATATCTAATTATATATTTATTGTTTGTTCCAGAAATAGAAGGCAAGTTCTTTTTTTGAACAATAACCTTTTTAATTCCTGCATCTGCCATTATTGAACATCCATTGCAAATCTGAATTCAATGTAGTTGGTTGTGTTTGCTGCCTTGACAATTGTTCGTGCGTCATTGTTTTTAATTACTGAATAGCCAGTCAATCCATACAACGGATTTGTTGTACCAGTATTTTCAAATCTGATTGCATCTAAGCATATGTAGAAGTCTGATGATGGAGCACCATTGTCGATTACAGTAGAATAGATCTGCACAACATCAATGCTGGCCCATGTGAAGCCAGTGCTTTTAACCAACTGCTGTAATTGCTTGGTAGCAACAAAATATCTTTGTGTAGCAAAGTCATAGTCTTCAGCATCTAGAATAACTTCAAATCTTGCAAACTCTCCAGTACCATGAATATCTGTAGAAGCAAACTGCAACAATATTCTAACTGAATCTGGAACTGCTGTTGACTGGCCATCCTTGCTGGCCAAAGCAAATGATAGTTTAAGAGCATCTGTTGGTGCATTCTTGTTAAAGTCTAGGATCGCTCCAGTTAAGTGAATATGCTCAGAACCTTCACCAACTACTAGTTTGCCATTTCCATCAACAGTCAAAGACGCAGAATCTCCTGCCATCATTACTGTGTTGTTAAAGAATCTGCATCTTTCATATCTATTAATTCTTTGTGTGTTTGTAAAAATTCTATTATCAGCATTTGTTTGAAATACGGAGTATGGCTGATCAATAATATTATCGTTGTTATCTCCATCAAGTGGCTGGTAGATAATTGGGACATCCGTTGCAGCATCTGCTGTATGGTGTTCCCAGTTCTCGTCTTGAGTAAAAGCATAGATAGACTTACTGTCATAAGAGCCAGCAGCAGGGTTTGATCCAGCAGAGTAGATTCCTACTTCTGTTATCTCATATCTTTCTTCTGTTGGTAACTCTGCAGTTAATACTACCTTTGATACGCCATCTTCATTTACGTACCCTCGTGAAGTAATAGGTACTCTAAACATCTCAAAGTCAAGTGAGGTTTTGGATGAGTAGTCTCCAAGGGTTGCATCAGTATCGACTGGGGTAGCACCACAGCCAACAGCAATGTATGATGCATAGGCTGGTGCCTGACCAATTAAGTATTTTGCAAGAATTCCCTTGCCAGTATTAGTTATCATTTAATTCACCTCATATATTGTATCACTAAAGATTGATCCAGAATTTAAAATTTCAATCTCCACTTGCTCATCTTTGTTTAGATTAATAACGTTTACGATCAAATTTCCAGTAGACTCTTCAATATATACCGTCTCACCATTTGGACCTGTCCCAACATTTGGGATTGTATTCTCAAGTTTGATAGGAAACTTCTTAAAATACTCCTCTGAGGTATCCTGTAGGCCTAAAATATTTTGTGGATTATACTGAAAGTTAATACTTGTAAGATTTTTAATAGGCTGGTAAATAACTGATTGCCCATTAATAATGTCATTTCTAGCAATATTAATAATCTCTTGACCACCAATATTTTCAAAGATGAGGTCAGTCATTACCTCAATAGGGGTAGACTCATCATTATAAAGAACAATATCTTTGGTTGCGATCTTTACACCATCGCTAGAACTTGATGGGACTACTACAGGTATATTTGGATTAGCATCAACCATTATGCAACCTCACTAAGATAAACAGTCATGTCTGATCCCCCTTGACTCTTTGAATAGTTTATATTATATACTAAGAATCTTGTAGTTGTTGGAGTAACCTGATCCACCCCATCTGCATCTTTATAGTGTATATTGACTATATCTCCAAGTTGCAAAATTGGCAAGTTGAATACTTTTATTCCTACAGACTTACGTGGCTTTGATATCTTAGAGATTACCCATGACATTAAGTTCTCTGCATCGTCTTGAGTCTGTATGTATGGTGTATCAAGAGAGAAATCCTTTTTGCCATAAGTTAATCGGCTTACCTTAATGTCTTCATAGTCCTGAGATGACTTTAACGGAGACTTTATAAATGCAGTATTGTTCAATTCTGTATTAGCAAAATTACTATTCTTTGAGAAGTAGGAGTCTACGCTCAATTCATTTTGAGATTGCTGAGTAAATGTAACTCCTTGGATTCTTAAATAGTTTCCAGTTGTTTCATCTAAACTTAATGCTGTGTCTGTTGCATTAAAGATAAGGAATTCTGCACCATAGGATCCAGCCTTAAATCCAGACACAGTGTATCCCTTAATTCTGTTAAAGGTTGGAGACATCTTTGCATAAATTGCTGGGTAAGCCTTATCATAGCGAACATTAAAGTATGCTGCTTCTCTCATGATCGTTCCAAACTCTTCAAAATACATATTGTACTTTGGTGGCTCTGAAGGACTGATACCAGATAAGAAGGTTGACTGAACAACACCACTCATGGCATACTTGCTAAATGACTCATTGGCATTAATCTCAGAGTCTTCAATTGCTGATATGACTGGTGTATCAAGAGCAAATACGGTGTTTTGGCTATAGTTGTTTGTCAAGGCGTATACATTTTCAAACATACATCTTGATGCTCCACGTGTAAATAATGCCATGTTGTTATAAACTGGTAATGGGTTTGTGTCATCAACACTGGTAATTAGTTTATTGTTTATGTATAGATAGAATCTTCTGATCTTTCCTATGTCTTGGTATTCTACTGCTAGATCGTATACCGTTGGATTTTGCTCACCAACCATACGATACTGACCAGTGAACTTGCCATCATCAACAATAATATTTGAAAGTCCACCCCATAGTTTAATAGGCACTGCCTTTGTAGAACCAGGATCTTTACCTATCTTATAAAAGATTATATTGTGAAGATTTTCTGAAGCATTTGTATAATCATTAATATTATTTTCTGTAAGCGCTACAATCTCAAAGTAGTATCCATTATTGGTTTCTGGGTTAAGCATTACTGCTAGACCACCAGAGCCACCGCCCACGTTAATGTTTTGATTTGGCTGTGATCCAGTAACAACATAATATGTTCCAGTTCCAATTGGAGTTTGACCACGAGTTTCATTGTTTTCAATCTTTCCAACAATACGCATTCTTGTTCCAAAGTGCTTAAACTTATTTGTTAGTGGCTTATAGACATAAGACAAAAAGTTGATTGGTGATTCCGTTGTGCTAAAAGCAGGACCTTCTAGGATCAATGCAGATGACTGAATTGTTCCAGTCTGTGTAGACTTTAAATTATTTACTGCAGTCTCAGTCATGTAGGTGCTAGACAAGAAGTTTTTAATAATACCACTACGTGTTGACTTTTGTGCAAGGGCATTACTTACTCCTGCTGCTGCAACTGTATATGGAGTTGACTGAGTTGACTGACTATTAAGGCTAAAAAGATACTGAGCATTCATATCGCAGCCACGCACATTGGCGTTGTCTGACCAGTATGGATTAACTCCAGCAGTGTGTGCTACAACTGATGTACCAAACTGACCTCGACCATGCTTTGAAACAGCACCATTCTTATACTTAAATATTCCATCAATCACTTCGTAGTTTGGCTCAGCATAAATTCTGATCAAACCCGTTGGATAAATCTTTCCGTTAAAGGATATCTTAGAGAAATAGTTTTCGTATTCTTGTGCACTAGATATCCAGACATTTCCTACACCACCGACATTGTATTGAACAGCATCATACTTAATGATTTCAGAGTTTGCATAAAAATATCCAGAGTTTCTGGTTAGCCAGTAGACACCTTCACCAAGATCCATCGTGTTATTTATAACAACATTATTTACTACGCTTGGGACATTACCTGATAGTGATGAGTTGAGTGGAATTGCGCCTAGGACATAACTAGACTGTGAAGATACCTGACCATTAACAGACTTAGTATTTTCTGAACCAACAACTTCCCACAACAAGACTGGCTTATAAATCCAGGTCTTATCTTGATCAATCATGCTTGCTTGCCTTAGTGATCCAAAAGTTTTTTGTATATATCTTGTTGTATATGTAATCTTGCCATCATTAAATACCGTTTTGTCTTCTGAGGCCACTTCTAAGATGTTTGCAATATTAGTTGTGGTTGATTCATTCTCTCTAACCCCAGAATCCTGCTGATCATCTGAGCCATACAAAGTAAGGTCAATGGCTCTATCAGTCTCAGATGGCATAACATATTTCTTACTCATCATTACAAAGTTATTATATTCATCAAAGAACATTGCTGTCTGACTTGAAACTGCTAGGTCATTAAGGACTTCAGCAATACTCTTTTCTGGAGCAATGTAGAAGAATGGAATGATTAACTCATCTTCTTGTGCTGTTCGCTTAAATACATAATTTGAAAAACCAATTGAATCCAACAATAATGAAACAGCATAACTTAATGAAGCGCTTGTAACTAACATTTGTGGAGCAGTTAAAGATTCTAAATAGAAGAACATGTCTCTTAGGCTAAGTTGAACTGTCTTGTTTGCTGCACTAATCTGAGGGAATCCTTCTGAGTACATCGTCTTAATTGGAACAAAATAATCATAGCCATCAACATTAACAATGATGTCGTAGAACTTAATCTGTATATTGTTAGCAACGTACTTTGAGATAATACTATCCGCATTGTTTTCATTAAAGGCTGAGTCGTAGTCGAATATAGATAGGCTTCCTGTTGACGCTAATAGTTGTCCTACTGGAAGTCCATTAGACCCTACATCCCCTGCAGTTTTAGTAACAGAAAAGTCGGACACCTTATCAGATAAATCAACACAAAGTCTTGGGGATAGTTCAATAAGGTCAAAGGTTGCATCTGCCTTGTTCATTGTCTCTACAACTACACGAAGTCCTTGTAGGTATGCAAACTCTCTATAGGCAGTGGAGTTGTTTGCTGTGTTGGTATATTTGATTGGAGAAGTTAGATCTGTTGCAAAGTTGGTTAGTCTTCCAACAGTCTCTTCTTCTAGATACCAGCCGTAAGTTGGTGTAAATGTTTGATACACATCATCAAACCAAATATGATAGGTCCCA